TCTTACGATCGGAGCAGTAAAGTTTGATCCCTTTGGCGACGATATAAAAGATCCAAAATGTGAAAAGTTCTATGTTCGCGTAGACTTGGACAGTTGTGATCGCATTGGACTAGCTACCAATGACGATACAATTGCTTGGTGGGCAAATCAAAGTAAAGAAGCTCAAGACGAAGCATTCAGCGAAGACAACAGAATTGACATTGTAGATGCATTTAATCAACTGTACAAATTTTGTTGGGGTGCTAAACGTGTATGGAGCCATGGTGCCGCATTTGACATTGTGATCTGTGAGCATGTGTTTAAAAAGATTGGCAAAGCAGTGCCCTGGAGTTTCTGGGAAGCACGTTGCACACGTACACTGTTTGACATTGGTATTAATCCAAATCGTCCACCTGTGCTAAAACATCATGCCCTAGAAGATGCGTGGAATCAAGCAGTGGGTGTGCAGAATGTTTTTAAAACACTCAAGACAAGTACTACTAGTGCCGGGCAGTACATTAGCCCATTTGCAAGAGAGAGATAATATGGACGAACAAACATACGAAGTTATGGCTATCCTACAAGAGGAAGCCGCAGAAGTTATCCAGTCTGTTAGCAAGTGCTACAGATTTGGCTTGGACAATTATAAGCCCGGAAAACCTAAAACCAACAGACAACATTTAGAAGAAGAAATTGGCGACCTAATGGCCATGATTGATATTCTTCAAAAAATGGACGAAGTTAGTTTTAACAACATTGAGGCTGCTAGAGAAGCTAAAATTCAAAAGCTAAAGCAGTGGTCCACAATTGAAATAGTTCACGAAATGTGAGATAAATAATTATGTACTAAAACGCCGTAAGGGTTTAGTATAGGACATGGTGTCCACAAAATCTTGCTTAATTAAGGAGAAACATTATGAGCAAAGTCATCGGTATCGATTTAGGTACAACAAATTCATGCGTAGCGATTATTGAAAATGGAGTCGCAAAAGTAATTGAGAATTCAGAAGGCGCACGTACTACACCTAGTATTGTTGCATACGCTAATGATGAAATTCTAGTAGGCGCAAGCGCAAAGCGTCAAGCAGTAACAAACCCCAAAAACACAATCTATGCTAGTAAGCGATTAATTGGACGTAAGTTCGATGAGCAGGCTGTACAGAAAGACATTGACCTAATGCCTTACAAGATTGTTAAAGCAGACAATGGTGATGGAGAGAAGTTGGCTCCTCCACAGATCTCAGCAGAAGTTCTGCGTAAGATGAAAAAGACAGCGGAGGATTATCTTGGTACAACAGTTACGCAGGCAGTTATCACAGTTCCTGCATATTTTAACGACAGCCAAAGACAGGCTACAAAAGACGCTGGTAAAATTGCCGGCTTGGAGGTACTCCGTATTATTAACGAGCCTACTGCGGCAGCTCTTGCTTATGGCGTTGATAAAACTGATAAGCGTGATCGCAAAATTGCTGTTTACGATCTTGGTGGCGGTACGTTCGATGTTTCGATCATCGAAATCGCGAATGTAGACGGAGACAAACAAATCGAAGTGTTGTCAACAAATGGCGATACATTCCTAGGTGGTGAAGACTTTGACCAACGTATCATGGACTACTTAGTTGACGAGTTTAAGAAAGACAATGCAGTAGACCTGAAGCAAGACATGTTGGCATTACAGCGCCTTAAAGAAGCCGCTGAAAAAGCCAAGATCGAATTGTCCAGTTCGGCTAGCACAAGTGTTAACTTGCCATACATCACAGCAGATGCAAGCGGTCCTAAACACATGAACGTGACTATTAGCCGTGCTAAGTTAGAACAACTAGTTGATGAACTAATTGAGCGTTCAATTGCTCCTTGCAAAATTGCTATTAAAGATGCAGGCATAGATGTTAGTGAAATTGATGAAGTTATTCTTGTTGGCGGTATGACACGTATGCCTAAGGTACAGGAAGCAGTTGAGAAACTGTTTGGCAAAGCCCCACGTAAAGATGTTAATCCAGATGAAGCAGTTGCTGCCGGAGCCGCAGTACAAGGTGCTGTTCTAGCAGGCGATCGTAATGACGTGCTATTGCTTGACGTTACACCATTGAGCCTAGGTATTGAAACAATGGGCGGCATTATGGCTAAGTTAATTCAAAAGAATACAACTATTCCAACCAAAGCCAGTCAAGTGTTTTCAACAGCAGATGACAATCAACCTGCGGTAACTATTAAGGCGTTCCAGGGTGAGCGTGAGCTTGTACAACATAATAAATTACTAGGTGAATTTAATCTTGAAGGTATTCCTCCAGCACGACGCGGTCAGCCTCAAATTGAAATTACGTTTGACATTGATGCTAACGGTATCATGCATGTCAGTGCCAAGGACAAGAACACAGGTAAAGAAAACAAGATCACTATTAAATCAGATAGTGGTCTAAGCAAAGAAGAAATTGAACGTATGGTGCAAGACGCTGAAGTAAATGCTGAAAGCGACAAAAAGCAACGTGAAGTTATTGAAACTCGTAACACTGTTGAAGCACAAGTACACAGTATCCGTAAGGATATGGAAGAAGTAGAAGCAGACTTGTCACAAGAAGTGAAAGACAAAGTTAATGAGGCAATTGATGCTGTTAACACTACAGTCCTAACTGAAGACAAAGATGCTATTACACAAAAACTTAGCGATTTGATTGCAGCCGCTCAACCAGTAATGGAAGCTAAGAGCAAACGTGAAGAAACTAAGAAAAATGAAACTCCTGTAGACGCAGAGTTTACAGAAGTTAATTAACACAGACACAGGTTATAAATAATTGTAGGGTGCTCGGGTGAGGCCCTACTTGATTCTTGCTTAATAAAGGAGAAATTTTATGAATAGCACAGTAACACGTTTTGATACGAATAGTCTAGCTCAACTTAATAGAGCCCTTGTTGGTTTTGACCGAATGTTCGATGGGTTTGAAACTCGTTTTGCAAATCAGTTATCAACTAACTACCCTCCACACAACATTGTAAAGACTGGAGAGAACACCTACTCAATTGAAATCGCAGTAGCTGGATTTAAAAAATCAGAGATTGCAGTGGAAGTTGAACAGGAGATTCTAACAGTTCGTGGAGCATGCGAAACTCCAAACGAGTCAACTACTCGTCAATATTTACACAGAGGTCTAAGCAGTCGTGATTTTGAAAGGTCATGGCAACTTGCCGAACACATGGTTGTTAAGAATGCTGAGATAAAAGACGGTGTACTTAGCATTACTCTAGAATACATTATCCCTGAAGAAAAGAAAGCCAGGGTTATTGACATTGTAGAGGTTAAGTAATATAATAAGGGGAAGGAAACTTCCCCTTACATGTAATTATATGGAGAATGACATGAGCGCAACAGACGTAAAACTTGACGAAAAAATTAAATTAAAAGTCGAAGAGCCACATCGCTGGAAGGTTATCTTATTAAATGATGATCATACTCCAATGGATTTTGTTATTGGTATTTTAACAGAAATCTTTAAGCATAGCCAAGAAACTGCCAAGGCAATTACAATTCAGATACATACTGAGGGCAGTGGAATTGCCGGCGTGTATAGTTTTGAAATTGCAGAAGTCAAAGCAGTTGAAGCAACTAACCTAGCTCGAGGAAATGGATTCCCACTCCAAATTAAAATGGAAGAAGAATGAGCTTAAGAGAAATTACCAAAGACCTTCATCATGAGGCAGAAACAACCAAATTTGCTAAAATGTTACTTGGTGGCAAAATTGAAAAACAAGATTACAAAAATTACCTGTATAACTTGTTAGCAATTTATGATCCTATTGAATGGTATTGCAAGCGTCAAGGATTTCTTGATACAATGCCAGACCTTCCCCGTCTGAAGAGTATATATGCAGATTTTCTAGAACTAGATGATGGGACATATTGTTACCTAACTCCTGCAACGTTAGAATACCAAGCATACCTACATGCATTAGGCAATGATGCAGAAAACAAACATTTAATTAAAGCTCATTTATACTGCCGCCATATGGGTGATTTATTTGGTGGACAGATTATTAAGAAACAAGTAGCACACATTAGCAGTGGCAAGTTTTATGATTTTGAAAATGCCGATGCAATGAAAGGGGCTATTCGTGCAACACTTACTGATGATCTTGGTGATGAAGCTAAAATAGCGTTTGAATTTGCTATTGCTATGATGAGAGATCTGTATAATGGCGAGTAATGTTTGGGACACCCTAATTAACATTCAAGGCCTGCTAGAGAAAAAATTCAATGAAACAGGAACAGAGGTCTTTGAAGCGGGCATGGATCGCTTTAATCAGCCTGGTTGGGTTAATCGTGTTTGGACCAGTAACAGTTATCGTAGGGCTCACGTTGATGTTGTGGATGCTAGACAAACCAAAGGACTCTGGATGATGCACTGCTGTGTGTTCCCCCATACAACAAACCCTGCTCCTATATTTGGATTTGACGTAATAGCAGGTAAAAACAAGATTACAGGTTGTTTCATTGATTATAGCCCAACATACGATAAGTTTCACCCTATGATTGATTACTTTGGCGAAGAAGTTGGTCAGTATGAATGGAACAAAAAGCGTAAGTTACCAGACTGGGCTGAGCGTATCTTTAGCCAACACATGATAGCTGCGGGCAATGTAAGCGACGAAACCGAGTTAGAACAGATCAGTTCATTGGCTAGTATATTGGTAAATCATTACTTAGAAACTGTGGGAGAAACACACGATTCTGTCATAGATACTACGTCTTACCAAAACTTCTACTGCGATAATCAAAAGCAAAACCCCCATACTCCTAAGGTTATGGTCAGTTTAGGGCTCAGTGAAGATGATGTTCGCCATTTTATTCAGGAATGCCTGTTCCCGGAAATACGCTAAATATTAGACTATGAGATACAGTGAATTTAAATCAGTCCTATTAGAGTTTGCCCCACCTACAGGTAAGAGTGCAAATGACTTACAACTTTTAATTAACATTATAGAGATGGTTCCTTCTGAGGATCCAGTGCATTCTGTAGCTAAAAGTATACTCCAAGGCTTACTAAGAGATGTAGTAGAGCCATCGCAACAGGCTACACAGAAACCTGCACCACAACCTGCTACCCCGCAATCAACAGCACAGCCTGCACCACAACCTGCTACCCCGCAATCAACAGCACAACCTGCTACTCCACAATCTGAAGAAGAGCCGTTAGCCGAAGAAGTACAGCCAGGTGATGAAAGTTGGTACGAAGCGGCTCTCGAGGCAATAAAAGATCCTACAATAGCAGCACGAATGTTGAATAAACTAAGAACGGATCCTGAGTATCGCGAAGAGATGCGATATGTGCATAAAAACGGTGAGAAAAAAATTAAAGCCGCTTTTACAGCAGGTGGGACAGAAGCACTAGTAACAGTAGATCAATTCTTTAAACAAGTTAAAGAATCAGCAGACTTACTTGCTGGTAAGGCAGTAGGAGTATTAGATGACTTGCGCACGTGGTATCGAGACGAAGCAATAAGACAAAAGGTACCAAATCAACCCTTGCCTGCGCCGAGACCGAAAGTAACAACAAATGCACTGTATCAAAAACTATTATACCCATTAGAAAATATTTTCCAAGATTTAGGATTTAAAGATCAGCCTCCTAACTTAAGAAACTTTAAGAAAGAAAGTCCTAAAATTTTAAACTTTATGAAACAATGCGAAGAAGGCATCATTGAGTTTACAGATTTGCTTGAAGTGTCTGAAGGTAATATTGCATTACTAATTAACGATCCGGACTTAGCCTACATATATGAAAAAATATTTGATAAGTTATTAGCATTAGATGCAGGTCAAGGAGGTGGTGCCTGGGGCCCTGGAGAACTTGGACTATCTATTCTTTGCAAACCTGTTTCAAAATCTAGAGGCAAAGGAGATTTAAGTAGTGTCTCCGCCGACGGCAGTCCAGTCGATGTTGAAGTTAAAGCTAGTCGAAATGCTAACAGTGGCGGCCGCTTAGGTGGTAGTGGTGTGCTTGCAGGATCAGCTGGCAAGAAAACATTTATCCCTGCACTAAAAGCACTATGTGAAACAGCAGGAGTTGATCCTAACAGTATTGGTAAAAACTACAGCGAAGTTGTTAAGTATAAGACTGTTAAGGGTGTAAAAACTAAAGTAGGCACTGGTGAGAAGAAAGAAACCGGATCTGTTAAACCTACAAGCATGACAAGTCCTAAATGGTTTGATAGTTTTAATGCACAAGTACCGCCGGGCCTACAAGGCAAGCGTGGTGTAAATCCACAAGGTGCTGTGGCAGAATTCTTAATCACTGCCGTAGGTGCAGTTGTTTCAGAAAAAGGCAGACCGTTTTTTGACGAAGAGATGATTGCAAGCATTCCAAATGAAGATGGTACTATTGACTACGAAAAGTTTAAAACAATTCTAACAGCAGCATGGTATCAAATTTACAGTCAAACTGACAACGTTGGCATTATCTTAGTTCTTAACCCAACTAACGGCAACTATACAGTTATTAACTCAGGTGACATGCTTACATCTGGTGCCAGCAGTGTAGTTATTACAGGCGGCATTGACTTTGATGATAGCCAAGGTAAAGCTGGTCCACAGGTTGGTATTGCTTAATTAATAGCTGTAGATAAATCATCTCCCTAGAGTTGTAAATAATTTGCAACAACAGGGAGATTTCTTATGAGTTGGTTCAAACATAAGCCTAGACTTAAAACACCCCCAAAACCGCATCCGCACCACTCTAGTCCTATTGCAGAGAAGATGCTGAAAGAAGCTAAGGCTCGAGTTCAAACACCCAACCCTAAGAACGATCGATAGGTGTTAAAAAATTTACACCTATTGGGTGTTAAAAAATTTACACCTAACAAAAAAATAACATCGGAGTTTAATTTTAGAAACTCTGTATGTAAATATAATATACAAATAATTTCTCACATGGAGCGAAAACATGAAAAGAAAAGTAATAGTAGGCTTAGTTGCCTTCTTAACACTTTCAGTAGCGGCACAAGATACAACTACGGTTAACACAAACAATACATCAACAAGCACAAGCACGGTTAACAGTAACAGTACGGCAACAAGCACATCTACGGCCACAAGTGCATCTACTGTAAATAGTACATCTACAAATACTAATAATAACACCAACGCAAGTACCAGTACAAGTACAAACGTTAACACAAATAATAATGTAAATAGCGGGACTCAGACGTTTAATAATAACAACGTCAACTCTGGTACATTGACATACAATAACAACAATGTCAATACTGGAACAATGACGAACAATAACAACAATGTCAATTCAACGACTAGTAATAACGTCAATAGAAACGAAAATATTAATAGTGGAACCCAAACGTTCAACAACAATAACAATAGCGTTAGCACATCTACCAATATCAATAAAAATGAAAATACTGGTACAATGACGTACAACAATAACAACGTAACAACAAGCGACAATAAAAATACAAACGTTAATACAACAACTAGCACAAACGTGAATAAGAATGAAAACACTGGCACAATGACAAATAATAACAACAACGTCAATGCGTCAACTAGCACTAGTACAAACGTGAATCAAAATGCTAATGTGAATCAGAACATCAATTCTGGTGATATGACTAACCGCAACATCAATGAAACAACAATTACTCAGCGTGTGATTCAACCTCCACCAACTGCTGTAGCACCTGCAATGATGAGTGGTGGTAACAACGATTTGTGTTCTACAGGTTCTTCTGGTTCTGTTCAGACTCAAATCTTTGGCGTATCTTCTGGTGGTACAATTAGAGATTTGAATTGTGAGCGTTTAAAGTTATCTAAGACTCTTTTTGATATGGGTATGAAAGTTGCCGCAGTTGCTACCATGTGTCAAGATAGAAGAGTGTTTGATGCTATGATGGCGGCAGGTACGCCTTGTCCATATGATGGTAAAATAGGTGAGCAAGCTAAAACTTCATGGGAAGCTAACCCAGATAAAATACCTCAATTAGAAAAAGAAAAGAAATATGAAACTGTTAAAAATATTGGCGTTGGCTCTTTGCTTGGCATTATTGTTCACGCCGCTTTTAAGTAAAGCGCAAACACTAGACCCAACGCAAGTCTATACTACAGGGAATATTGTACAGACAACTCCCCAAGGTGGACCTACGCCTTGGGTGAATGGTGTCTATCAAAACAATCTTACATGTTGGGGATGGGGTGATCCTGGTTACTGTGGGCCGAATGCAATTGTGCGTCCTGGAGATAGCATTAACTTTTCATATGGTATGACCAATCTATATCAAATGCAAGCAATTGCTAATGTTCTACCAAACAGCGGAACTGGGCTTTTAGTAAGCGGATATAATTTTGGATTTACTGCTAAGAACGGAAATGGATGGGATGATGGAAGAATGGACTATCTTACTGCTTATGTCAGTTTATATGGTACAAACGGTTCTACAGTATTCAATAAAAACTATGATTTAAATTCTAGATTTAACTGGACAACATTTAACTATTCCGAAACATTTAATAGTCCTTTCGCATCTAAAGATTTAGGAAGTGTTCAATACGGATTTGTAGGAAGAGACAATAACTTCTGGGCTGGCCCTTATGGTCCTGAAATTTACAATGTAAATTTTAGTCTGAAGTATTCTGTAGACCCATGTGCAACAAATATTTTGAGTAGTCCAACTTGTCCTGGTTATTTTGATGCACTTGCTAAACTTGCGCCTGCACCTATTGCACCGACTGTAGTTACGGAAGTAGCACCGCCACCTCCAATACTTGCAGACTCGACTATACAATCTGGACAGCCAGCACCTCCACCAGGAAGTCAACCACCCCCACCACCTGGAAGTCCTGCTCCGTTGGACAATATTCAAGCACCGCAACCTATGCAACAAGCAGGACCAGCGCCAGCAGGTGCGCCTAGTCCCATTCAACAACAAGTAGCGGCATCACAACCAAGCGTAACTAGTCCACAAACTAAAATTGGTGAAGTATCAGACTCGGGTGGTGGTTCAAAGACTACAGTATCTCTATCGTCAGTTCTTAGTATGATTGGTTCAAACCAAGAGAAAACTGCGGCACTAGAAAAATCTGTAGTACAAGCGGCTGATGCACAGGCGTTCTCTGCAGGCGAGACTGCAAAGCAAAATGCTGAAAAACTTGCTGGTGATGTACAATCTCAAAGCATTGCAAATAGTGGTGGTTCATCACAAACAGGAACAGCACTCGCATCGGGCACACAATCGGTTACCCAATTGCAAGGATCATCTATATCAATGCAAGGCAACCAACAAGGAAACTCTGCATCAAACTCTGCGAGACTTCAACAGTCTATCAATAGTGGTAGCATGAGTATGCAATCTGATACAGTTACTTCTAGCGCAACAACTCAACAACAGCAATACAATATTCAAAATATTGCAAGACAAGAGTTTAATGTTGCAATGGTAACACCACAAATATCTTACAGTTTAGTTGCGCCGACAAGATATGCACCAGTTCAAATTGAATTGCCATCGACAGAAGGAATCAAATTTGGATATAGAGGTCCAGTTGACAATGCTATGGAATCTAAACCATTCTTATCGCAAATGAACAATGGCTCCGAACAGAATGATACAGTTAAAAAGAATGTACAAAACAATGAAGCCGCAGGCAACATAACTATCGAATCGATTGCAAAACAACCTGAAAATTATGCACAATATTTTACTGCGATTCCAGATGTTGCATTCTATGCACCAAAAGAAATTTATAAGAATCAAAAGATAATCGATAATACAAGAGTATTAAGACAAATGAGTTCGGATAAACTACATCAAGACATGATTAATCTACAATACAAATAAGGAAATAAAATGGGAGAAGAAATAAAAAATGTAAATGCTAAAGTTGATGAACTTGAAGCAGCCGCAAAAAAGTATGCATCCAAAGATACTGTTATCAGTATCGGTGGCTATGAATTTACGCCAGCTAAACTAATGGTAGCCGCTACTATTGTTAGTAGTATACTGGGCGGATTATATGGAACATTTGAAGTGTACAAAGACTACGTGGGCATGAAAAAAAAGATTGCTGATTATAGTGCACCAGACCTAAGTGAGTTTGACAAGCGTTTAGCTGTGATAGAAGAAAATTCCAGCAAGACCAGCGACTATACTCGTGATATCAAAACTGACTTGAAGAATGATATTCGTCGTAATGAAACTGTGACCGAGCAAGTAGAACGCAGTGTCAAAACAGCACAACGCGAAACTGAATTAGAGATGCGTGATATGCGTAAGGCTGTGCGTGAAGACCTAGAGAGAGCCAGGACTGAAGCGGCTGCAATTCGCAGGGATATGGAAGCAACACGTAAAGAAATTAACAGTGAATTTACTGCGGCTCGCAGAGAAATCAACCGTGAAGTAGAAACACTAAAGCGTGAAGTTGATAGCAAGATACAAAAAGCCATTGACAATCCATTAGCAAACAAATAATTTTTTTGTAACTAACTATTTATTTTAAAATTACATAACAGATAATTGCAATAATTCCTGCAACTATTATTACTCCTCATACTATATTATAAATGCGTTCGCCGTACATACCATCTCCTAACCAGGTAAAAATCTACCTATTAAACCATTGACTATTTTATCAGATAGGTCATCAGGTAAGAATTTTAAAAAACCTAGGAAGTATAAAGCTACACAGCCGTAAACAAATATCTTTAGGCACATATCAAATGTTTTTTGGTATTCGTTCATCTTCCACACCTGTTGCCTGTTTCGCAGAACTTCATTAGTTCATAACCACCAATAAACATTATGAATAAAATAAATGAAACTGCGCCTATAATTACTGCCCATTCGTTTAACTCTTGTTCTTTTTGCTTACGTGCTCGTTCTTGAGCATTAAAGAGTCTTATTTCTTGTGCATCATCCGCATTCATTTGGGCTTCACGTGCTTTGATCTTGTTCCACACGTCAATTTTGCCTGTCTGCATGAACAGCATCTTGAGTTCTTCTTCAAAGGCCCTAGCCTGCTCCAGAGCCATTTCGATCTGAAGTGCAGTTCCCATGTTGGAACCTTTCTTGGACTTCTTGGCCTCTATCAATGCTTTGGTTGCTGTACTCTTGGCATCAAACATCTTGCCAATCATGGGCGCAAGAGAGCCAAGATCGTTAGCTACTTGGCTAGCTTTTTTAACCATGCTGATTGCAGATTGTATACCTGCAAGTGCTGTTAGTGGATCAATCATTTTTTCTTTGGCTCCTTATCTGTGGGCGGAAGCTTTGCCCATTTCAAACATACGACTTTTCTATTGTAAACGTCACCGGTCCAGGACCATCTAACACACTTTGGCTCGTTGGGATTAAACCCAGCTAGAAATATGCTCAGAATTAGCTCCATATTCGCTCCTACAAATATATTTACCAAAATAGTTGCGTATAAATACAAGGACTGTTATAATAACAGTTATTGTTGTAATCCCTTCAAAGAGGATGTGTTCAAGACGCGAGTTCGAATCTCGCCAGGTCCACCATAAAGCGCATTAGCCAACACCCAACATACTGGGATAGTAAGATGGCATAGCCGCTAATGCGTTTTATAATGGGCCTGCTCCGGTAATCGATTGGGCAAATAGTTAGAGACGGCAACACGGTAGGCGATGACCGTAAATCAAGCAAATCAAGTAAATGCAAAAGCAAATACATTCGAGTATTTCACAGTTGACTTCGACATTTCAGCAATGAATGACGAGCAATTTGAAATGGCAGCCTAAGAAACTGCAACTCCGGGGTAGGACTTACCTTGTAAAATAAACAACCATAGGCTCTTCAGAGCCTATCTTTTTGGCTACATTTCCTATCTTTCTTATCGAAGTTGTGCGCACACGCACATGTTTTGCCGTCAGAACTGTGTATAATCTTAGTATAAACCACTAATTAAGTTTATGACTCATATTATTAAAGGAAAATTATGACAACTACAATTACAATCAAAGACAAGGCAATTAACGCAACCTACCAAAATGTTACAGGCTTAACTGGCGGATCAGGTGATGGTGCTACATTTGATGTTACAAAAACTGACGGAGTATATTCAGTTGTTCTTGACAGTCTAGCAGCCTCGGCAGGTACAGGTTATGTAGCAGGTGATACTATCACTCTTGCTGGTACAGCCTTAGGCGGTACAGTTGCCAACAACTTGATCGTTACAGTAGCCACAGTTGGCACTGCTGGCAAAGTTGCTACATTCGGTGTAGTAGGTACAGGTCGTACAGGCGATGGCACTGTAGATATTACCGTTGATGTTAGTGGAACCACAGGTGTTGACACTTACGCCATGGGTGGCAAGAGCACTGAGTTCACAGTCACTAAGACTACTGACAATGTAAAGTTAGCCAGCACGTTAGTTAGTAACATGGAATTCAATCTTGCTAACCACGAGCGTGTGGTGTTCACAGACAAGGCCATTGCATATGACGCTGCCGGTCGTGCAGGCGATGTCTACGCATTGTTGGCGGCTGCATTGGGTACAGCAGATGTTACCAACGCATACAAAGGCATTGGTATCAGTCTAGCTGATGCAGGTTGGACAAACAAAGAATTAGCAACAGCATTGTTGGCCACTGACACTTACAAAACTGACGCCGGTGGTGTTAGCAATGAAACATTTATCAAGCACGTTTACAAAAACGTATTTGGTACTGATGCTACATTGACACAGGTCACAGACTACACAGCTTGGATGACCAACAGCAATCTAAGCCAAGCTGATGTGCTAGTTGCCGCAAGTGAATTGGCAGCATTTGAAACTACAATTGGTTTAGTCGGGCTAGCAACAACAGGTATTGAGTATACTCCAGTAATTGGATAATCAATTTTGATTTAATAAAAGGCTCTTCGGAGCCTTTTCTATTATTAATTTTTCCTATTGCCGCTATTAAAATATATTAGTCAAAACCTATGGTAAACCATAGATTTATAGTGTAAATAATAGTATAATATAAAAATAGAACGCACAGTTCTTAATATTCATTTCACACACAAGGAGAAACAAATGAAAACAGTTGGCGACAAATTAGCCCCATTCTCAAT